CGCACTTGCAGAACAGAAAGCGGCAGCGGATGCCCAAGTAGCACAGATGAAGCTGGAGCTGGATCAAATGAAAGCTCAAGCTCAACACGCCTTGCAATCAGACAGCATGGATCTGAAGGAGGCACAGCTAGAACACAAGCGACGCATAGACGAAAGTGAACTTGCAATACTCAAGACCACTGAAGATAAGCGAGGCATTGTATCACCAACAGGATAGCAAATGTATAAGGAGACAAACAATGGAAAAAGAAGAGCAGCTCTTAAAACAGGGCGATGATGCTGAACAACTTATAAAGTCAGACACGTTTAATAATGTAGTTAACAGCTTGGTTGAATCCACCTTCCAGGCTTTTGTTAATACTAAGCCAGAGGAAGGCAACAATCGTGAGCGAACTTACAATCATTATAGGGCGTTAGTGGACATCGTTAATACACTACAACAGCGTGTATCTGTCAGAGATGAGATCATGAATAAACGCAACAACAGCGAAGAGGAGTAGGTCTACAATGAGCGACCAAAACACACAACCTCAACAACAGCAACTTCCACTTGATGCCTTTGGCGAAGTGGATGTTACAGAAGCCATCTTACAGAAATGGGAAGACCCTGATGATAAACAGGTATCCGAACTAGAAGAAGAGGCGGCTGCTCCAGCCCTCGAAGAGACAGAGGACGAAGAGCAGTTACTTGAAGAAGAAGAATTGGAAGAAGAAGACGAAGAAGAATCTGAGACTGACCTGGAAGAAGAAGACGAAGAACTAGAAGAAGTGACAGCAGCAGAGGTGTCTGATGATACTGAAGTTGAAATAGCTATAGATGGTGAAGTCAAAACAGCATCAATCAAAGATTTGAAACGGCTATACGGACAAGAGGCATCTTTAACACGTAAGTCTCAAGAAGCAGCGAAACAGAGGAAAGAAGCTACCGAAGCTATCGATAAGTCCAATGTTGTACTGCAAAGCATGTTACAACGTGCACACGAAAGAGCCAGACCCTACGAAGATGTAGATATGCTAGTTGCATCCAAGACCATGTCTGATGCCGACTTTGCAGCTCTGCGTAAAGAAGCCAAAGCAGCCCAGGACGAAGTTAAGTTTCTAACAGAGGAAGCGGATAACTTCTATCGTGGTTTACAGCAGCAGCAGCAATCACAACTTCAAGAAGCAGCCCGTGAGTGCATTAAAGTTCTCCAAGAGGATGTTCAGGATTGGTCTAATAATCTATATAACGATATTAGGTCATATGCTGTATCTCAAGGATTACAACAGGAGCAAGTTGATCAATACGTTGATCCAGCTGTCATTAAGATTCTTAACAAAGCAAGACTATTTGATGAGAATAAAAAAGTGGCAACTGTTAAAAAGCAAGCACCTAAGAAACGTGTTATGAAGAGCAACAGGGCACCACTAACAGCATCTGCAAAACAATCTAGGAAAACTAAAGAACTAGAGCAACGTGTTGCAGCTGGTAGTACTGATAGTGACGATTTAGCAGCTTTAATACTGTCTCGCTGGGAAACTTAATAGTTAATCTCAGGAGTAAAAAAGATGACTACATTTACAACATACGATCAAGTTGGTAAAGCTGAAGATGTTTCTTCTATAATTACCAACATCAGCCCATCAGCGACTCCATTTTTCTCGATGATCAAAAGCGAGAAAGTGGCAGCTCGTGTATTTGAGTGGCAAGAGGATTCTATCCGAAATAGTGCTGCTAATGCTAAAGTTGAAGGGGCAGCATTCGCTACAGTTGCACGAGCCGCTACAACTTTACGTAGTAATACTACACAGATACTCTCAGATACCTTTATGGTAAGTGCTACAGGAGATGCCATAAAGCTACATGGTCGCGCTTCTGAAACAGCTCTGCAACTAGGTAAGGCACTTAAGGCTATAAAATTAGACTTAGAAAAAGCCTTTGTTGGCGTAGATAATGCCAGCGTAACTGGTGACAGTTCAACAGCTAGAGAGATGGCTTCTGCTACTCAGCAGATAACCACAACTGTAGATGCAGGTTCAAATTCAACCGATCCACTTACAGAGGCGAAGATTCTAGACCTAGCAGAAGATTGCTATGACAATGGATCAGACCCAAGCGTACTAATGGTGAAGCCAGCTGACGCACGTATTGTGGCTGAGTTTGCAACAGCAACAGGCAGAAATCGTGAACACGCACAGACAAAGACCTTAGTAAATACGATAGATCTACTCGTTACACCTTTTGGTTCTTTTAATCTTGTGCTTAACCGTGAGCAGCTAGCAACACATGCCTTCTTAATCGACCCGGCAATGTGGCGTTCAGCAGTATTGCGTCCATTCACACGTACACTCTTAGGTAAAGACTCAGATGGCGACAAGCATGCCATCGTGGGTGAATACAGCCTCAAGCACATGAACTTCGGTGCTGATGGTATGATCACCGGTCTTTCATAAGACCTAGATAAGGGTCAGGGGAGTAGTGGTTTTTGCTCTCCTTACCACCTCTCCTGACACCTTACTTACGTTACCACATTAAGGAGTAATCATGTCTGCAAAAGACTTGAATCTTCTGGGGGTCAATACGACCTTCGTAGAAGACAACACTGGACTATTGGCTAAACACCAACAAGAAATCCCACGCTGGCACCTAGACAACCTGCGTTACATTAGAGACAGCAGCTTAGATACCACAGAGGGTGACACAATGCGTATAGCCTCTATCCCGGTAGCCATTGTTGAGCAGTGGCAGCGTGAGGGGTTTGACATATTTGATAAAAACATAACCCCACATGAAATACTTAATAGACTGCGTAACCAAGACTTGGACGCATTCATAACTACCAAAAAGAGGATCTAATTAATGGCTGAATTACAATATAATTATAAAAATAAAAAAGGCGAAATGGTACGCACTACGGCTCCAGTATCCAGAGCTGCACAGCAGTTATTAGGTTGGAACGTGGTTAGACGCAACCAAATGCCAAAAACACCCGGTAGAGGTAAATAGAAGTGCCACCAGCAGCTGGTAAGAAGTTTAGTAAAACTGTAACTAACAAAAAGACCGGACGCAAAAAAACAGTTAGCTACGGTGCGAAGGGTTACACTATATCCCCAGGCACTAGCAAGGGGGATGACTATTGCGCTCGTTCCAACGGTCAGATGAAGAAATTTCCTAAATCAGCAAGAGACCCTAATAGTCCATTAAGACTTAGCCGGAAGAAATGGAAATGCTCCGGTTCTAAATCAAGAAGAGGATAATAAAATGCCTAATGTACGAGGAAAGAAATATCCATACACACCAGCTGGAATGGCAGCAGCTAAAAAAGCAAAGAACAAAAAGAAGAATAAGAAGTAGCCATGTCACTTTATGAAAACATTCACAAAAAGCGAAAACGAATTAAAGCTGGTTCCGGTGAGAAGATGCGGAAGCCTGGAGCCAAAGGTGCACCCAAAGCTTCAGCGTTTCGCAAGGCTGCAAAGACAGCGAAAAAGACCACGTAAATTAAAAGGTAGGATAGTAAAGATATGAACTACGGAGACTTAAAATCACACTTTAATGACTTGCTCAATCGTAGTGATATCACGACAGCACTTACCACACGGTTTATAGACCAAGGCATTGCAAGGATAGAACGTCAGCTTCGCACGCCAATGAACGAGAAGCTGAAGACATATACAATCACTGCAAATACTAGCCAAATCACACTACCAAATGACTTCTTAGAAATCATAAGTCTGTATTACGACCAATATGAGCTCCAGCGCATTCCGATGGGTCGCTATAGATTGTTGAATAAGAACACCTTTGAAGGCAGTCCTACCAAATTTACAAGACAGCAAGCAGATTTACTTTTATATCCAACGCCAACTTCAGGCTCTATCATTCTGTATTATTATGGTTCTTTCGATAGTATGTCTGCTGATTCTGACGAGAACATATTAGCTCAAGTAGCACCAGACCTTATTATCTATGCAGCTCTTACATATGCGTCTGATTACTACTTAGATGAAAGAGCAGATATATTCGAGGCAAAATTCACGCAATTCATGATTGAAATCCAAGAACAATCAAACGACCAAGAAATCAATGGTGGGATTCAACAAATTCAACCTGCCTATCAATATCAAGTGGATTACTAAACATGGCATCATCTTTCTTTCAAAATAGTGGGTCGTCCACAACAAGCGAAGCAACCATACAAACACAAGTAGACGCAGCCGAAGCATCTGCAACAGCTGCAGCTGCTAGTGCTACCTCTGCAGCTACAAATGCAACCAATGCTGCCAACTCAGCTTCATCTATTGGTAATAGCGTAACCTCTGCATCTAATTTTGCTACATCAGCATCTAACTCTGCCGCATCAGCATCTAACTCAGATACATCATCATCTAACTCTGCCGCATCAGCATCCACATCTGCATCTACAGCTACTACCAAAGCATCTGAGGCAGCTACATCAGCTACTAATGCAGCCACAAGTGCTTCTAATGCTGAAACAGCTAAAGTAGCTGCTGAAGCCGTTTATGATTTATTTGATGATTCATATTTAGGAGCTTATGCTACAGACCCAACATTAGATAATGATGGTAATGCTCTTGCTGATGGTGCTTTATTCTTCGACACTACTATAAACGTAGTAAAAGTATATGATTTAGGTACAACCACTTGGTTACGCTTAACACCAACTTTGGTTAATCAACAAAACATAAACACAGTTGCTGGTATCTCAGCAGATATTGAAACACTCGCTGATATAGAAGATGGAACAACAGCTACTGATGCAATATCAACTCTTGCTCCTGTTGCTTCTGATGTATCAACCCTTGCTTCTGTTAGTGCTGATATACAGACGCTTGCAGATATAGAAGATGGCACAACAGCAACAAACGCTATATCAACAGTGGCTACAAATGTTACTAGTATAAATAATTTTGCAGAAAGATATACCGTAAGTGCTTCTGCACCTTCTTCACCTAATGATGGTGATTTGTGGTTTGATACGACTAACGATATTATGAAAGTCTACAATGCTACAACTAGTAGCTTTCAATCAGCTAATCTGAATGCACCTTCTCAATTATTTGATGAAAGAAACTATACAGCAACGGCAGGTCAAACAAACTTTACTGCAAGCTATACAGTAGGTTTTGTAGATGTGTTTCTAAATGGTGTTAGACTTGAGCCTACATCAGACTTCACAGCAACAAGTGGCACTGAGATTGTTTTAACAACTGGTGCAACATTAGATGATTCTATTTTTGTGAGAGGCTATCAAGGATTTGACGTAGCTAATACTGTTCCTGTTACTGGTGGCACATTTACAGGGAATATTTCTGCACCTAATATTGTAACATCAGGGACAGTGTTTGTACCTAAGTTACTAAGTACCGTTACTATTGCTGATGGTGCGCAAGAAATAGATTTTAACAGTACTTATATCACAGATGATTACACGCATTATAAAATAATAACTGACAATATAGAATCTAATATAAATGGTGTTTTTATACCTGAAGTTGCACTACAATTTGGAACTGCTGACACTCCAGATCAGACTACAACTTATTACACCAACCTTAGTTGGATAATAAATAGAAGTACAACCTCTTCTCAAGTAGCCGTTATTTCGGATGCAAATGCGTCTAATAGGATGGTTGTAATTTATGGTGGTGCTTATGGAATTTCATATGGCGGTAATATAGAAATAAATTTAGTTAATTTACGACATCCAACATTACACTCAGGATATGTTCTTGGGTCAGATAGTACTTATTTCAACAGTTTTTACGATGGTTTTGTAATACCGAATTATTCTAATGGTGGTTATCATCATGAAAATAGAACTGTATTACAAGGTAAATCAGCTAAAACTAATTTTGTAAGAATTTTGAACACTAACAATACTTCAGTAACTTCATTCAAATCAGGAACAATAAAACTTTATGGATATAATAGGTAGGAATTAGTTATGAGTAGAGCAAGAAGTTTAGCAAATATTATGGATGCAAGCGGCTTGATAAGAGTCGAGAAATTAGAAAACCTACCTATCACTTCTACAACACAACAGATTTTTGATACAGCAGGCACATTCACTTGGACTAAACCTGCTGGATGT